GTCTGTAAGTCTGTATTGTCGTATGTGCCTATATCTTGATCGTATGTGAGATCGTTAGGGTCTACGATAATCATCTTAGGGTTTTCACGCGCAGATGCACCAACCTTGTCGTTACCTGCTATATTCCAAGTACGATAGCTAGTAGTAGGGCTACCTGCGCCTGAGCCTAAGCGAAAGACAAGACCTCGGTTTGCTGCTGTGTCAGTCTGGACTCTGTTAGGGGCGTTGAACTGATACGTCCATACGATCAACTTAGTGTTAGTTGAGGTATCAATCGCAGTAGGGAAACCGAAGTTAAAACCTCTTAGCTGACCATCAGTAGATGAAGTCATGTTAGTTGCTTCAAGGGTCAGGGGTAAGTTACCAGCAACTTTAGCAAAGCCTCTCTGAGTGGTCTGATTTTCACCAACACCAGCGAAACCGCCTCTTGCATTAGGGTGAGAGTTAACAGAGTTTGTCATTAGGTCAACAGCAGTTGGTATTGTGAATGTCATGCTGTCTCCTAAAGTGTTATTGTCTGTGCCTTTGTTGCTACTAGACCATCCAGCGTAGTTCCATTAAAGGTCCGGAAGTATCTATCAGAGCCACCAGCAGCAATATACCTGAACAGGGTTAGAGTGTCATTGTTATATAAGTAGTTGTACACAAAGCCTCCGAGAAGAGGAGTGTTTAGCGTAGGGATGCTAGAGAAGGATGTCGTGAGGGTAATCCAGTTGTTAAGAGTGCCTCCAGCAGAAATAAACCCAGTGTTGAACTCCTTGCCCCAAGGTCCGAGTATGATGAGTTCACCAGCATCGCTAGTCTTAGTCCCCTTGATACCAAAGGTTCCTACAGGAGCGCCCGTGATAGTGTTGTTCAGGGTTGTACCTTCTTTTGTAATACTAACCTTACCAGCAATGTCTAGGTCACCGTCATCATAAGTTATGACTAACATATTCTCGCTATTAACGGATATGTTCTTTACGCCCTTACCTTTGTCTCCAGTATCACCTTTAGGCCCTTGTTGACCCTGAAGTCCATCCTGACCGTTTACTCCGTCAGAACCAACTGTTCCGATCTTGCCTTGCTTCCCACGTCTACCGTCGAAACCATCTGCTCCGTCTAGGCCATCTTGTCCAGTAGCTCCTGTAAGGCCATCTACAGCGTCCTTACCGTCTTTTCCTGATACACCCTGCTTACCTACGTCTCCACGCTCTCCTGTGGCCCCTGTGAGGCCCTGTGAGCCATCCTTGCCATCTACCCCATCAACTACCATAGGAATAGCTTTGTCGAGCAGAACCTTAAATAGTGCTAAGTCAGTAGGCTTCATGTCAGCTTCCTTTTAGTACCTTTAAGGTTTCTTCGAGGATTTCTTCCTCTAGCTTCTGGGTGGATGTCGGTTCATCTACAACAACCTCTGGTTCCTCTGGTTCTGGAACTACTAAGTCTGCATCGTAGTCTAATTCAGCAATATCCATGAGGTCACTAATTACCTCTGGGTGTTGCGACACATCAATGCCAGCGCCGTTCAGGTTCCGTAGGAATGAGGATACTTCACGAAGATCATGCGGAGCGACATCACCAGCTTCGATAGTTGGCATGTACTTATAGTCTAGGCCGTTCAACTGCCACAGACGTTCTACTAGCTGCTTGTTAAGCACATCAACAATAGCTTGGATGTAACTCTCTAGGGCGCGTAGGAATAAGTCAGTCTTAGACTTAGACAGAGCGTAGGAGCCTCCTGATGTACCAAGCAGTAGGAACTCAGAGAGTACACTACGAGCTATGTCGTGCTGGTATCTAGTTACCACTGGGTTGATGTCTATGTTGCGCTTACCTGACGCTGACATTAACTCTATGTCAACCAGACGGTGGTTCGTTGGTGAGCCATCTTTATCTGGGTACGTGTCTGATGGCAGGATAATGTAACCCTGCTCGTTGAACTTAACGTCACGAAGGATTTGCTGTAGGTTCCCAACGAACTGAGACTGACCAGCAGAGGCTTCACCTGACAGATACTCAGCAGGGATACGAGCAACTGGAATACCAGCTAGTTCTCTCTCAATGGCTATCGCTTCAATAGACTGTACGTTATTAAGGTAGGTGTAACTAGTGTAAGCATTACGTAGAATGGAACGACCACTTGCATCACCGTTGAGTGTAGTAGTTCTATAATATAGGGATTTATTAGTGGGTATATAATGTTTGCCATTTATAAATCCTACTGACTGCTCAATTCCTAGTACATCACCAGTTACAGGCTCAACATTAAACTTGTTGATAGTCCAAGGCGCTCTAGCAGCGATCTTGCGTACACCTAAGCGCCCGTCTGTGTATTTACTGTGTTTCTTAGGGCTTCTCTCAGTTGGGCCTACACGCCGCTTGTATATAATCTCGAACCACGCAAAGCCATACGACAAATAAGATAAGGCTTCCGCTACGTGATCGTCGAGCGTCTCATCCATGTCATTCAGTACAGACTCAACAAAGAAGGCTTCATCCTTAGCTTGTTGGCTATCGTCTGCTGGCTTTACCTTCATCTCTACGTCACGAAGTATCTGCTCCACTGCGTACATCACAGCACCAATAGTGGCATCGTTGTCTCGCATCTGACGATACGTCTTGATAGCCCTCTGACCTTTAAGCTCTGGTAAGAACTCATCAGCCCTGATCTGGCCTGACTTGGTGTTATCGCCTGCGATACCCATTACTTGTTGGGCCTTAGCTTGAGAGAGCTTCTTCATTGGACTGAGCCTTTATTTAGATAAGCCCTTAGCACTTGAGTAAGCGAGGGTCAATTTTGGTTTAGCGTAGCCATTTAAAGAAAGGTCTGTAATTGCCCATACCATCGCATCAAGGCGGTCAGGAGAGCCAATTCGACCTAATGGCTCCCAGGTTCTCATCTGTGTCTCTAGTTCACCTAAGTTAGCACCATCAGGAGGATTAGAGACGTGCTTTACTAGCCCTCTCTCATACAACGCTGATACTGGCTCTGCTCTAGCGTACTTCCCACGAGAGGCTCTTACAGCCTTGTAGGATACGCTTGCATCTTCTCCGTGAACTGTAGTCCTAACCATGTCTCCACCCTGATTGACCTCAGCTACGATACGGTCAGCTAGATAGTGATGATATAGTTTAACAGCCTTAGCTGCCCATCCTTGTGGTGATAGTTTGTCTGTGTAGTCTCCGAGGATATAAGCAACTCCTGTGACGTCTATCCCAGCAACTACTATACCAGTCATGTCGCTCTCAGCGTTAGATGTTACAGCAGGGTCAAGAGCAACGACAATACGGATTAGGTCAGGAACATCCTCGTGCTTAACTGAGGCTGCATCTAGCATGTCAGTAGACCAGAGAGCGCCTTCAGCTTCTTCTAGCACCTCAGCGTAGAGTTCCTGTCTACCTATCCTAGTTCCCTCGTACTGCTCCTTAACGGCTACGAGATACGTATCAGCTAGGTTAGCAGAGTTATCGAAGGTAGAACCACTAGTGACTATAGTCTTAGGGTTCTTTAGTATCTCACGCATGAGCTTAGTAGGCTTAGGAGTTGTGGTCACGCACACTCGTGGGTGCTTGCCTAGACGTAGACAGAACTGGAGCATCTGCCACGTATCTATGTCTTTGTTCCATGCAGCTAGTTCGTCACACCATGCAGCGGAGAACTGAGGACCACGTAGACGCTCAGGCTCTTCTGCTGAGTAGAACTCAACCTTAGCTCCATTAGCCCAGCTCAGGCTTCTCTTAGTAGGAGACCACTCTGGGAAGCCCATTAGCTTACCCTTGTTGTCTTTGTCGTTCTTCCAGCACACGCTCAGGAAGCCACTCTCGCCCTTCACCATAACTCGTTCGATGTCTGAGTTAGTAGAAGCTACGCAGGCTATGCGCTTATGTCCGTCCTTGACTTGCTGTCGTACCCACTCAGCGCCACAACGGGTCTTACCAAATCCACGACCAGCATTGATTAGCCATGTGTTCCACTCTGAGGAGGATGGAGGGAACTGTGCGTCTCTACCCCAGAACGACCAATCATGTTGTAGCTCGTCTACCTTGTCTGGTCCCATGTAAGTAAATAGCTTTTTGACCTTAGCTGCGGGTAGCTTTCTTAAGTCATCAGCCGTTATTCTCTTCGTCTGAGAA